TCATTCAAGAGTCTGAAATTAACCATATGAAGAAGCAAATTGACAATGCTGCCAGTCGCAAGATTCTTGAAGAGCGGAAGATTTCCGCGTTTTCAAAATTCTTAAACTCCCTGTGAGTATAAATATTTTTACGAATAGCAAAGACTACTAAGGAGACAACTCTAATGTCACAAGAGAATGAAGTAATGGCATCCGAAGAAAAGCAGGAAGTCACCGAAGCAAAATTCGACGGTGCTGTTGCTGACGGTTCTTCTTTGGGTGGCGTTGAGAATCTCGGAGGTCCTACACCTCAGAACTCAAAACCTGATGATGAGTCAAACAAACTGAAGACTCCATCACAAACACAGGCAGCATCACCAAAGACAAAACCTTCCGATGCTTCACCTAAGAAGCACGAATCAGTTGAAGCAGAGAATGCTGAAGGCGATGATCTTATTGAGATCGACCTTTCTGCTGATGTTGCTGCTCTTACAGAAGGCGAAGACCTTTCTGAGGAGTTCAAAACTAAAGCAGCAACTATCTTTGAAGCTGCTGTCGTATCAAGACTGAATGAAGAACTAGAGCGCGTTCACACTGAATACGCTGCTACTCTTTCAGAGGAAGTCGAAAGTATTAAGTCTTCCCTTGCTGAGCAGGTAGATGAGTATCTTACATATGCTTGTCAGCAATGGATCGATGCTAACCAACTCGCTGTTGAAACTGGTCTCAAAGCAGAGATCGCAGAGAGCGTAGTTAGCGGACTTAAAAAAGTTTTCGTCGAGAACCACATTGAGGTTCCCGAGGAGAAAGCAGACATCATTACCGATATGGTGACTGAACTAGATGAGATGGAAGCAAAACTCAACGAACAAATTGATAAGAACATTGCACTTACAAATGAAGTTGCATCGTTCGCTAAGAATGGGATCGTGAGCGAGGTCGCAGAAGGTCTTGCATCTACCGAGAAAGAGAAACTTCAAGGTCTCTCTGAAGGTGTTGAGTTTGAAGATGAAGAGTCATTCCGCAGCAAAATCGAGACTCTTAGAGAGTCGTACTTCTCTAGCAAGCCTCAGGCAGCAGCAGAGACGATCGCTGAGGATGTACAACCTGTTGTGGATACAGAAATGACGGATTCAATGTCTAAGTACGTTGATGCACTCCGTCGTTGGACTAAGTGATTTAGTCATTAAAACTATTTTTCCCTATAAACCCAAAGAGGTATAAAGCAAATGTTCAAATCCGAGCATCTGCAGGAGAAGTGGTCACCCGTTCTTAATTGTGAGGGTCTTGATTCCATCAAGGACAACTACAAAAAGGCGGTCACCGCAATCCTGCTCGAAAACCAAGAATCATTCCTGAAGGAAGAAAGAGGCATCCTCACCGAGGCAGCACCTACTAACTCTACAGGTTCTTCAAGCAGTGCAGCAGGTTTCTCTGCTGACGCTACAGCAACTGGTCCTGTTGCAGGTTTCGACCCTGTTCTGATCTCCTTGATCAGACGTTCAATGCCTAAGCTTATTGCTTATGACATTGCAGGCGTTCAACCTATGACTGGTCCTACTGGTCTGATCTTCGCAATGAGATCTAGATACGGTACTGACAGAGCATCTGGTACAGAAGCATTCTTCAACGAAGCAGATTCACAATTCACAGGTACTGACGCCGCAGGTACTAGCGGTTTCGGTTCTGCAGGTTCTGCTCAGGCAGGATCAAACCCAGGTCTTCTTAATGACTCTGGTACATACACCAACGGTACAGGAATGAGAACTGATGAGTCTGAGACTCTCGGTACTGGTTCTAATGCCTTCGCTGAAATGAACTTCAGCATTGAGAAAGTTACTGTGACTGCGAAGTCCAGAGCACTCAAGGCAGAGTACAGTTTGGAACTTGCTCAAGATCTTAAGGCAGTTCACGGTCTGGACGCTGAATCTGAGTTGGCAAACATCTTGTCTACTGAGGTTCTTGCTGAGATCAACCGTGAAGTTGTTAGAACTGTGTACAAGGTTGCAAGACCTGGTTCTCAGTCAAACACAGCAACTGCAGGTATCTTCGATCTTGACGTTGACTCCAATGGTAGATGGTCTGTTGAGAAGTTCAAAGGTCTTCTCTTCAACATCGAAAGAGATATGAATGCCATCGGGCACGAGACAAGACGCGGTAAGGGTAACATCCTGATCTGTTCTGCTGACGTTGCATCTGCATTGTCAATGGCAGGCGTTCTTGACTACACACCCGCACTTTCAGGCAACAGCAACCTTCTTCCTGACGATAACAGCAGCACCCTTGCAGGTACTCTTAACGGTAGAATCAAGGTTTACGTTGATCCTTACTCTGCTAACGTTAGTGACAGACACTTCTACGTTGCAGGTTACAAAGGTAGTTCTGCATATGATGCAGGTCTGTTCTACTGTCCTTATGTTCCTCTCCAAATGGTTAGAGCCGTTGGTCAGGACACCTTCCAACCAAAAATCGGATTTAAGACAAGATACGGTCTTGTTGCAAACCCATTTGCTGAAGGTACAACTCAGGGTAGTGGCGCTCTTACTGCTAACGCTAACCGTTACTACAGACGTAGTTTGGTTGACAACCTTATGTAAGCAATCGCTTATATTCAAACAACAAAGGGACCCTTCGGGGTCCTTTTTTTATTAAATACTGTATAATTAAGATACACTACCATATGTCAGGAAGGAATTACGTGACTAAGGATGAGATGAACGTCAAAGTTCTAAAACTAAAAACCGAACTCTTCAACGGAACCTATCACGGAGCATCTAAAGACTGGGAGGATGGTGCACACTTTATGCTTAATCGTGTTCTCCATTTACTCCAAGAGTATCGTGCATAAATAAAAATGGCGAAACACCACAAGATAGATAATGTCTTTTCAAACGCAAATAAGCAACAGGAATTTCCTCTCACCAGGTGGGTTTCGCTTTTCACTTGCTAAGTATCCTAAGGTTAGTTACTTAACGCAAATGGCAAACATACCAAACATCTCTTTAAGTTTGGTAGAACAACCCACTCCATACAGAGATACCTACATTGAGGGTACTCTGGACTACGGTCGTTTCAATCTACAGTTTCTTGTAGATGAAGATATGGAGAACTATCTGATCCTACATAACTGGATGCGTGGTCTCGGTGTTCCAGAAAAATTTGGTGAACGTCAAGAGTTCATCGATGCAACTGAATCATCATCTACAGCAAAGTCATTAGGAGAAGATCTAATCTTCGCAGACGGTACACTGACTGTCTTGAATTCTAATTTCCAACCAATATACAATGTTCTCTTCAAGAACTTGAAACCTGTAGAACTTAGCACATTAGAATTTGATGGCACTCTCAGTGACCAAGAATATTTCCAAGCAATAGCATCATTTGATTACCTATCATATGAGATCCAAAGTCTCTCTGGTGATAGGAAGAAAAACTTAAAGTAAATTATGGCACTACTTGAAGAGTTGCAGGAGTCCTGGTCTAAGGACTCTATTTTTAATGAGGCAGATTTGGGCAACGAGTCATTAGTTATACCAAGTCTACATCAAAAGTATCACATCTACTACAACAAATACAAACTAATCCTTGAGGATGAGAAACTAAAACTCAAGAGGATTTACCGTGAGAAGTGGTTATGGTATAGCGGTAAGAAGACAGATGATAAGGGACAGGTCTTTGACCTTAAGGTACTCAAGGGAGATCTAAACACTTTCCTAGATTCTGATGAAGAGATTCAGAAGCAATCACTCAGGGTAACTTATTTTGAAACCTGTATAAATTATATTGAGAACATCTTAAAGATGATTAACAATCGCGGATTCCAAGTGAAGAATGCGATTGATGCAAAGCGGTTTGAATTCCCTGTCTAATGGTAACCATTGAAAAGAAGAATGAAGCGTTCCTGAAAATCAGGGCAGAACTTAGTGTACATAAGGAGTTATCTGACTACTTCACATTTGAGGTCCCTGATGCAAAGTTCCTTAAAACCCAAAAGAGATACAAGTATTGGGATGGAAGAATCCGTCTTTACTCTCCTGGGACTGGGGAACTACCTTTAGGTCTCTTTCATTATCTTGAAGAATGGTTACAGAAAAAGCAATACGAATATAAAATAGAAGACAACAAATTCTGCGGTATCCCAGGTGAAGTCAACACACTTATCACACCCGAGGCAGTTAATGGTTTTGTTAGATCTCTGGGTACTCCTTTCAAGGCGAGAGATTACCAACTCCAAAGTGTTTATTCAGCACTTCGGCACAACCGTAGATTACTACTCTCTCCCACTGGATCTGGAAAATCCTTCATAATCTATTGTCTTCTCAGGTGGCACCTGCAGTATAAGAGAGAGATATTGATTATTGTACCCACAACCTCACTGGTTGAACAACTTTATAAGGACATTGAACAGTATGGATTCTACGCTCGCGACACCATTCACAAGATCTACGGAGGACGAGAACGTTATACAGAGAGTCCTGTCGTCATATCTACGTGGCAATCTATCTACAAGGAGTCTAAAAATTACTTTAATAGGTTTGATGTTGTTATCGGCGATGAAGCGCACCTCTACAAAGCAAAGTCGCTAACAGGAATCCTCAACAAATGCCACAATGCCAAGTACAGAATTGGATTGACTGGCACCCTTGACGGTATGCAGTGTCATCAACTGCAACTGGAAGGTATGTTTGGCAAGGTGAATAATGCTATACGCACAAAGGATCTGCAGAAGAAAGGTCATCTGACTGAACTGAAGATAAACATCCTGCTGTGTAAGCATAATTATACTCGCTTCGCTGACTATCAAGATGAGATTAATTATATCATAACTCACGAGAAAAGAAATAAAATTATTACTGGTCTTGCGCGAGACTTACCTGGGAATACACTGATTCTATTCAACTACGTGGAGAAGCACGGAGAACCTCTTTACGAAATGATAAATAGTAAAGGAGGAGACAAACGTATCTTCTTTATACACGGAAAAGTTCCGACTGACGAACGAGAAGAAGCACGCCAGATTTGTGAGAACACAGACAATGCAATCATCCTTGCATCGTACGGGACGTTCTCAACTGGTATCAATATAAAAAACTTACATAATGTAATATTTGCATCTCCATCAAAGTCTAGGATTCGCAATCTTCAGTCTATTGGTAGAGCATTACGGAAGCACGACTCGAAAGGTCAAGCAACTCTATATGATTTTGCTGATGATATAAGCAATGGTCATTTTAATAATGCAACTTTGAACCATTTAGTTGAACGTATTCGTACTTACAAGGATGAGAAGTTCGACTATTCAATCACAAAGATCAAACTAGGAGAATAGTATGTCTCTAAATTACATCAAACCAGACGAGGAATTCTTTGGATGTATGAAACTTACATCTGGAGAGGAACTGCTTGGACGTATTGTTGTTGTGGAAGAGCATAAAGGTTTCTACTGTGCTTTCATTCAAGACCCCGCCAAGGTGCATTCTCAGGATAAAATTATCGATGACAAGCGGGCGGTAGCAGTAGGTCTCAAGAGATGGATGGTTTTCTCTGATGAAGATTTCTTTATCATTCCTGAAGAGAGAATCATAACGATCGCGCCGATGTCGCAGGACGCGGTAATGATGTATAAGTTTTTCGTTAAGCAAGAATTAAAAAGATCACCCGACAGTATCCCTGATTCGAGTATTGAACTCACTCAAGAAATGGGACTGCTCGGTACATTAGAAGAAGCAAGAAAAAGACTTGAACAACTGTTTAATGGTAATAGCTAAGAATATCCTTTGCAACCCTGACAGTGTTGATCATAATTGTTTCAGAGGGTGTTGTCAAGGGTATCAATATCCATTGACGAAAACCCTGTTGTCTGTTATGATTTCAATATGAATTAAACCTACCGATGGCATTAATGGCAGCACGGAGAACTAAAAATCAGCACTATGTAGATAACCAGAAGTTCCTTGCTGCTATCGTGGATTATCGTGACCGTGTAGAGATTGCTAAAGTTCGTAATAAACCCAAACCTAGGATCAATGAATACATTGGAGAGTGTTTCCTAAAGATCGCAACCCACCTTTCATATAGACCTAACTTTATCAACTATATGTACAAGGAGGATATGATCAGTGATGGTATTGAGAATTGTGTTCAGTATATTGACAATTTCGATCCTGCTAAAAGCAGGAATCCTTTTGCATATTTTACTCAAATCGTTTACTATGCATTCCTAAGAAGGATTGCTAAAGAGAAGAGACAGATGGATATTAAAGATAAGATTATTGAGAAGTCAGGTTTTGATCAGGTCTTCCACTCTGATGGTGATGGAGATACTGCACAACTGAATAGTATCAAGTCCCGTATTGAGATGAACAATCGTTACTAATGATTATCGATCAACTTGCATCTGTCATTCGCTTTGCGATTGAAGATCTAGATGCTGTACAAGTTGAAACAGATCACGAAGAAATTATTAAAGATGATCTTGTCATAAAGAATGAGATCTACAAGTGTGAAGGTCTTCGTAAGTTACACCTTGAGATAGCAAAGACAAATAATTTAGATGTACTCCACTGTGTGTTCTTCCCAGACTTCGAGTACCCCATACCTATTTTTGGTGCAGACATTATTGCAACTAGGAATACAGTCACTGCTGCTATTGTAGATGTTTCTCCTGTACATAATACTGGTAACATTTACTACAGTATAGCACCACTAGCAAACTCATATCATTTTACGCACAAGAGACCACTACCACTATGGGGTGAGATCTTCTCTCCATTCTGTAAGTTTCAGAGATTGCATCTTCAGAATGAGCAACAGGATTTTATTCACTTGGTCAATAACATTCTCCTGATATATTGTGACTGGGTGAAGAGATCTAAAAAGGATGACAAGTGGGTGAATAATATGTTAAGATTGGATGATCAGATCTGGTACTGTAAATCCCAGAAACAAAACAAGAAGACTCTTGCAGTTCTGACCCAATGGTTTGGTAAAGAGTTTGCAGAGAACTACATCGATAAGATGCTCTTCGATACACCTAGACTCAAATGAATCTATCTTTTGACGATGAAGAACTCCAATGTCTTCGTGTCTGTGTAGGCAATGCACCTGCACCTTACAACATTACTAAGAAGGATATTCTTAAA